GTACAGGTTGGTGATCAGGTTGGTCATGGTAATCTCCGTTGGGTTGATGGGCGGAAGTGCCCTGGTGAGTACCATAAATAAAGAGGCCCGAAGGCCCCTTATCCCGTTGCACTTTATTTAACCTCCTTGGCACAGGGAGGGGTTGCTGTGATTGGTTTAACCTCCTAGGTATACGGTCTGTCTAACCGTCACTCCCTAGGGCCCATGCAGGTAGCTACCCCTACATACCTACCATACAAAGCGTGGTGGCGCGCTTGTGGGTTGCTGACCCACTACAGTCCCCATGTTCACCATGGGCAGAGGGGAGGGTGCGAACCCATCCTCTGTGTGGAACCCTCATGTCGCACCACACACACATGGTAGATCGCACCTACCAGTGTGTATGCACGAGGGCAGGGACATTCACGCCGTCCCCTAGGCGTATCCCGCTACTACCTACCCGAAGGTAAGCTATAGCAGGTGGTGTATTGCTACTCTTGGTACACCGTACCTCACCAGGCTGTATCGCTATACACTACACAGCATGGGCAGATCTCTCTGCTTGACGCTTATGTAGCTTATGGCCTGGACGCCCTGCTCTCATCGCATACACTATACGCACGAATGCATATAGCTTGGAGGCAATACCGTTAGGCGTTTACCAGGGGTTCTCTATTAAGAACTAATCTACCACAGGGGTATCAGAGTTCATGCTGGTCGATACTCGTGTGCGTACGGACAGCTAGCACCCTGTCACACGAGGGATATGTCACCGTAGCAACACACCATAAAAAAAGAAGGTCAGGCTATTAAACCGGGGTGGGCTCGCAACCGAGTACCCCATAGTAAAAAGTTACTATCATAACCTGGTCTCAAGCTACTATATATCAATATCAAACTCCCTTATGGCTCCAGCCTGGTTGGTCCCAACTCAATTTCTTTGTTATCTCAAAGCCCTGTATAAGCTTCCTGTTTGGTCCAACACTACTATATCTTGTTTTCAGCTTCTCTATTGAGGTCTTCGTTCGGTCCCAACTTCCCCTTCTATTAAACGAGGGGGGCTCTATATATCGTTTCCCCCAGCTCTTGCTCTCTACTGTCTGGGAAATATATATGTATGAGATTTTTTCTTCTATATGGGGTTCTTATGAAAGAACTACTGCAGTTATCGCGAGATTTTGACTCTTTCTGTCGGGGGGTCTTACCGAAAGCTCAGAACTTTCATCTCTATCGGCTTAGGCATTTTGTAGATTCATCTAGTAAAGGTGAGAAGTGTACTTATGCTATTAGAACAGCTCAGCAATATGAGCAGGAAAACGAGATGGAAGAAGTCAGAGAGTTTCTTAACTCTTTGAGAGATACTATTGATGATTTGTTGGAGAGGTTATGAAAGGGAATATAAGGATTGTTTCTGATGGGACTTCTGATGGAACGAGAATAGAAGACGCCGAAACTGGGCGCGCGCTACCTGCTGTAGAGATGGTCAGCTGGTCTATCTCTGCGGAGACACAATTGGCTGATGCTGTAGTCGTATTTGCTAATGTACCGTGTGATATAATCATTCCTCAGACTGTGCAGGATGGTGTTACTTTTGAGGTTGAGGAAGATGAGACTGTTACTAAGCGACTACCTGTTGATGAGTTTTTAAAGATATGGCAGACGAACAAGAAGCAGGACTAACTCCGATTGATTCTCGGCAGGGGCGTGATAAGCGCGCGGCTGCTGCCTTGTCTATTGGTAACTCAGACCCCGAGTACGATAAGTACGTTAGCAGGCTCTCTAAGAGGAAGGTGGAGCGGATTCACCGGACTGCGGGGAACTTGAAGCATGGTCTTCATACGGCTGCGCCGTTAACTTGCACAGGTCCCAGGAAGTGTCCCTTTATCAACCATTGCCCCATCCCCGAGAGGGATGAGGACGGCTCTCTTAGCTTCGGGCCTCTTACTGACTATCCGATGTATAGGCCGTGTATTCTTGAGAAGCTTAAGATGGAGCAGGCGATAGTTGATTACATGGAAGTCCTGAAGATAGACCCGGATGACCCTATAGAAGTCGCTTTAGTTAGTGACTTGGCAGTAATTGATCTCTACAAGATGAGAGCCTCTATGGTTCTTAGTTCTGGTGACAGAGATGGAGAGGGTAGGGATTTGCTGCGTATAGATAACACTGGTTATTCAGAGCATGGTCAAGCTGCGACTAGCAGTCAGTTGCACCCAGCTTTCCAGGCTATAGAGTCACTGGAAAAGCGTCGACTTAAGGTGCTAACATCTCTACAAGCTACAAGAGAGAAGAAGTTTGAGAAGGCTGTTAAGCTTGGTACCAAGTCAGAGGATTCGAGGATTCTTGTAGAGCTTAGAGCTGTTAAGGCTGCTTTGACTGCTGCTGCCAAGCGAAGCGCAGATACTCCCGTTCCTCTCCTTGAGGAGCCTATGTACTTGGATAGGTAATGCCCGGATACACTGACTTACTGAAGAACGCAGTTCTTCTAGATACTGAGACCCTGGGTTTAGCCCGGGGTTCTCCTATTCATGAGATTGCTTTTTATGATTTTGAAAAGCAGTCAGTATCTGAATACCTTATCAAGCCAAAAATGGTTCAGACGCAGGGTATTCGTGACCAGGACGTAACCAGGTTAGTTAGTTCGGCCTATGATACTCACACTGGTGTCCAGTTTGATAACTGGACAAAGGCTATCCAAGAACAGATCTTCATGGAGACCAAGCGACGTGTCTCTCGTGAAAGAGTTATGGATACGCTCAGGTGGTCGAACCCTTTCCTTTATGAAGCTCTACAAGCTGGCAAACACGAGTATTTGTTAGGGAAGAGGGACTCTGCTGCCAAGACAGCAGCTCGTGTTCAGAACATGGCAGTGACCAATGCTCAGTTGGGTATGGAAACTACCATGGAGGCTATGCTTGGCTCTAAGAAGGCTCCGGGTATTCTCTCTCAGAAGTTAGCTGGGAAGGTTGTCTGGGGAGCTAACGTAGCTTTCGAAGCCAAGATGTTTGGCGCCCAGATTGGCGCCATGGTAGACGATGTAGATGGGTTTAAAGGTACCCTCGAAACTATCTCTCCAAGGTCTCCAGATCCGTTCTATGTGACAGGAGTAGAAGTAAACCAGGCTAGAGCTTATGCCTTGCAGACTGGTGACTGGACTGGTGTTTGGAAGGCTTACAAAAGCCACACCCCGAAGGCTGGGGAGACAGTAGTCAGAGATATTCTAGACGTTACCAAAGCTTTTATGTCTTATGGTCGGAAGAATGACTTGCTCAAGGGTGGTAGTAGTTACTTCGGTACTGGCATTGACCTCACTTCTCGGCTCTTAGGCTCCCTGGAGGATGATCCTAAAGAAGCTCTCAGAAGATTGACTACCGCTGAGGTTCACAGAGCAGCTGAAGATGTTGCTATCAGTGAGAAATATGTTTTAGAGAAGATGCTCCACTACACAGAGGTGATGGAGCATGTAACTGACGGTACGGCTCAGGGCGCCAAGTACTTGCAGATGGCAAAAGAGGGTTCTGGCCCCCTGGCCAAGATCGCAGCTTACTTTGCCAGGCTTGAGAAGTTAGCTCCTGAGCTACAGAGAACAAACTTGGTAAAGCGTCTTGTTCGGGCTCAGCAAGACTTACATCAAGAGGGTAAGACCTGGCAGGTGTCAGGGGTAGAGAGTGTATACCACGCGCCCCAGATTACCCCGGAGGGGAAAGAGGTAAGAGTAGCCCGGGTTTCTCATGCGAAAGAATCCTTCTCCAACATGGATGATTTTGTTAAGTTTCTCAAAGCTGACTCTAACTATGCAGATTTTAGCAAGGTAGATCCTGGTACGGGCGAGTCTGTAATTGATGCTGAGTATAGGAAACTAGAGCAGGTAGTCAGTAAGAGTGAAGATCCTCTTAAAGCTCTAAATATCTACTCTCACAATGCTGGTGACAGATTAGGTTCTTTCTTTAAGGAAGACGCAGCCGAAAGGCTACTGGACATACGAGGAACACAACACCTACAGAGGATGACAGCACCTCACCTTCACCACAAGGCAAAGGACACCCTCATCAAGGGTGTTCAAGGGATGTCTACTGCGGGGCAGAAGTTCGCATGGGCTGCCGGGGGTATGGCAGCGATAGGCGCTATCTGGTCTCTTGGTGGGGGTAGAAGCCAGAAAGACAGGCTACCAAGCTCTATCGTCGCTACCAACTACCAAGAGTGGTTTGAAAGACAGCAGCCCCAGAACAACGGACTAGCTACTCAGGGTATGAGTAAGCAGTCTCGTAGATACAGAACTGACTTTGGATCTCCGTATCAAGGCCCTGTGACCAGTGCCAATGTCTTAGCTGATCAAGAACTACTACAGCGTCGAGAGAAATGGCTTAGGGCTCAATACGGGGCTAAGCACTATCACCCACAGCACGGACTGTTTGGTATCTTTGGTCCTTTCAAGAACGTAAACGTACTGGGGCGTCGAGGGTATTCTTACTTCCAGGGTGGCACAGCAGTGGGTGCGGAGGAGTACCAAGGACTCAAGGGTTCTAAACTGAAAGCTATTGACCTGTCCAGAGGGAATTGGAAAGCGACCGTAGAGGATGCGGATACCATCTCTGTGAAGAGGGGTGGTGTCAGGGGTGCTATCTCCTCCTTCTTTGGGTTCAACCGTAGCTATAGCTTCCGTATGGCCGGTATAGACTCTACTGAGACCTCTCACGGTAGCACCAGCTACCATGCCCCCCAGCCCTATGCAGAGTCTGCTAAAGAGGCTTTGAAGAGCCTTATCAAGGGCTCTAAGAATCTTGAGCTTGTGTTCAACCCAGAAGATACGACCTATGGTCGTATGATGGGTGCTCTGATCAAGGACGGTCAGAACCTTAACTTCCAGATGGTACGACAGGGTGTAGCTGCTCACTTGCCTTACGGTAAGTCTCGTGATGCTATGATTGACTATCAAGCCATGAAGAAGATGGAAGAGGCTGCCTTCGCAGGTAACAGGGGTATGTGGATTACACCCTGGGCTCGGTCTTTCTATGATGTGACGGAGGCTAGTGGTAGAAGGCTTACCTTTAACACTCTAACTAACGCAGGTAAGATTGCAGAGAATGCGGGCACCATGTCCATGATCTCTTTAATGGAACAAGCACAAGCACAAGGTCAGTACTCTAATGTGCATGCCCAAGCAGCCACTGCCTTAGGTAATGTGTATCAGGTTGGGAAGGATAAGGTTCAACCCTTCATGATGGAGATGGGTGGTGCCCATTATGCACCATATACAGGTCAGCTCATGTTAGAGACCTCTCAGTTCATGAAAACCAAGGGTACTAACGTCAATTCGAACAAATACTCGCGTAGCAAAGGGTACGGGGCCTATGATGGGGGCATGGCCCTGGATTCCATGGGAACCACTAACAGTGTTTGGACTAAACGTAGACTAAACGCCTATGAACTGTATAATGTCAACAGAAGAACCCAGCAGCACTCACAAAGAGCTCAAATGGCCTCAATGCAAAGAGCTGCAAACAAAAGGTTTGGTCAAAGCCCAATCGGGCATCACCAGATGTGAGGTATAGATGTCTAGCGAAGTACTGAAGGCTGCAATGGGCACAGTCGGGAAGGGTCTTGGCTTTATGCAGAGATGGGGTCCTGGAGAGACTCTTGCTCGGGGTGCTCTTGGTATGGGAGGTATTATCCCCGCAGGAGTGATGACAGCTACGACCGCAGGTGGTGCTGTGTCTGATATGAATATCTGGCACGGTTATACGGTTGATGCTGGGTTTGATAAGTACGGGAAGATGGGCCACCTTGAAGCTAAAGGTATGCCTAAGACTTGGGGTGCCCGAGGCGCAATCGGCATGCAGTTGGTGGCCCCTATAGTTTCTGGCTACACAATCTACCAGGGCTATCAGCAAGATGGTGTTAGCGGAGCTTATGATGCGGCGATCTTAGACCTCGGTGTCAACGCTGCATACATCAAGCATGGATTTAAGACTGCAGGTGGTTTAGGTACTGGCTTTAAGTCTACTAAGGTGGGTATAGGGGCTCTGGGTACGTTCGGTAGGATTGGTGGGGCTACTGTAGGTGGTAGTATCGGTCAAGCTATGGGGCAGGCTACAGGAATACCATTTGCTGGTACTGTAGGTGCTTTGGTCGGGAGTTCTTTTGGTGCTGCTCCAGTACAGGGTGCTAAGCAGGGAATGGCTGCCCTAGCAGCTTCTCCGCGTTTACTTGCTGCTGGTTTGGCTGGAGCTGCGGTGTTGGGGACTGCTACAGTGGTTAACCAGGCGGCAAGAGGTGGTTATAGTGTTCTTAAAGCTGGGTACCAGCACAAGAGAATGCAGAGAGGAATCCAAACTAGTGGAGACCTGTCCGCTTTTATGACTCAAGGAGCTATGACTATGAGATCTAGAGCAGTTTCTAATATTGCCAAGTCTCACATGAATGCAAGAAGTGCTTTGGGAAGAGAAGCCTCTTTCCTTCATTCCTCTGCTAATCGCTCCTATCACTCTCGGTACAGGTAAACATATGAATTGTAGAGATCGACAGACTTTCTTCCTTGAAGCGAAATCTATGCTAGAAGCTGGAAGTATGATTTTGGTTGTAGGGGGTGGTTTTCACTTCGATGTACTCAAGGGTGTGGCCAAGCACTATCTTGATAATGGAATAGATCCAGTAGCGGCTCTTGAGGAGCCGTGGCCTCACATAGAAGTGTTTGGTGGTGGTCAGCTTCACTTCATGGACTTGTTCGATTCACATTCAGCTAAACAGATTTGTTCAGAGATGCAAGAGCTTGGTGGACCCAACTGGGTTGTTATCTTTGAGGATAAGCCTGGTCAGTTCATGCGCCAGGTGATCAGGTACGTATACCCTTCTCTAAGCTCTCATACGCGTATCATGGTTAGTTATACCAGTGACTTTAATGCCAAGAATCCCAAGAATAACTGAAAAGAGCGTTAAGGCGAAGCTCTATACAACCAACGAGTACGGTATAGAGCACCAGGACCCCGAAGCGGTTCTTACCGAGAGAGAGACTAAGTGGCTCGGTAAGAACTATGGGGTTCGTACGGATGTGCATCGCACCTGTATTAACTGTCAGGCTCGACAGCTCTTCAAATACAAAGGGATGAAAGACAAGAAGGGTAAGCCTATTAAGGACTTCAGAGTCCCGTGTAGCTTTATTCCTAACAAACTACCCTCTGGTTCTCGGGCAGCTTTGGAGCAGTTAGTCCATTCGGGCATGGACAGAGACAGAGCTATGATGGTTATCAAGGCTCCTATCGATCCGGTGGCCTGGTGCGAACTTATGTTCGGCTTCAATGATAAGACTCCTGAGTGGAGGTTGAGGTCTTATCAGAAAGAGCAGATTAGATGTACTTCTAGACAGTTGGTTATCAGAGAGGGTCGCCGCTCTGGTAAGTCGTTCGCTATTGCTGTTAAGTTGCTCTACTACATCTTCAACATGGAAGTTTCGAAGGGCTTCAACTCTGAGGGGAAGGAGATTATTGTCGGTCCCGAGATCATGATCGTAACGCCGTTCTCTTCCCAGGTTGCAAACATCTTTGATGAGCTTCAGAAGCTGCTCCGTCGTAATGAAGAGTTGATGGAGGAGGTGTCTTCAGGTGTCGGGGGGAATCTCTTCACCAAGACCCCCTATCATTTAATGAGGTTTAAGAACAAAGGGATCATCAAGGGCTTTGTCTCGGGTGTCGGTACTAAAGAAGACGGTTCTGGTGGTGGTACTATTCGTGGGCAGAACGCACACATCATCTACACAGATGAGCTGGACATGATCCCCTCTTCGATTCTGGAGAAGGCTGTCTTACCTGTTCGACTCACCTATAGTAAGGGTGTCTTTATAGGAACAAGTACCCCTATCGGGAAGCGAGATCGTTTCTATAGGTGGTGTCTTGAATCTCCTAAATGGAAAGAGGACTACCTCCCTTCTACCGTTCTCCCCAACTGGGACGACCACAAAGATGAGGCTGAGTCTGAGGGTACTTCAGAGACGTTCTCTGCTGAGTATTTAGCTGAGTTCATTGAAGGTGGCCATGGTGTGTTCAAGCCTTCGTATGTTTACGGAGCAATGGCAGACTTCACCTATGACCAGACTAGATTCTCCGGTTGGTGGAGGGAGTATGCTCGGGTACCGAATCCAAGCAAGTTAATGAAGGTTGTCGGTATCGACTGGAACAAGAATGCTGGTACTGAATTTTGCGTAGTTGCTTATGACCCAGCTACACACAGGTGGGTTGTCTGCGAGACTATCAATGTGTCCGCGAGTGAGTTCTCTGGTCAGAAATGGAAAGAAGAAGTTGTTCGGCTTAACTACAAGTGGAAACCAGACTACATTTATGCTGATGAAGGGTATGGCCACAACATCATTGAAGACCTTAAACTTTGGGCATACCAACTCCAGAGTAAGAAAGGTAAGACCTTAGAAGATCTCCAGACCGTTCGTCTCGTTGATAGACTAATTGCCTATAACTTCAGCAGCAAGGTGACTCTGCGCAGCCCTGTAGATGGTACTGAGATTCAGAAACATAGTAAAGAGTTCTTGGTTGAGAATGCTATTCGTGTCTTTGAGGAAGGTCGTATATGGTTCTCTGAACAAGATCTAGTCATGAGGAAAGAGCTACTAAACTACGTTGTTCTTCGTTTTACCAATACGGGTCGTCCAGTCTATGGTCCGGAGAACTCAAACATTGGCGATCACAGACTTGATGCGCTCATGCTAGCTCTCGGTGGGCTTTATCTCCAGAACTCTCTCTACGCTGACAAGGCTAGCGGGACTTCGACTCCTTCCTTCCTCTCGAAAGAAAGGTTAGATAAGCGCTCTTTCCTCAAGCAGAGAGATAATGAGAAGAGCGAAGCTGCTAAGCTGATCTCTTATCTTGAGAAACAGCCCGCTACTGTCCCCGGAGCCCTGACTGTACTTGGGATAGAAAGACCGGGTAGAATCGAGCCAACACCTGCTTCTAACAAGGTTGCCCCGAGAAGACGGGGCAAGAAGAGTAACGAAGAAGGCCAACAAGTGTTTGATTACTTTGACGAGAGAGCTCACAACACAGCAGGGTTTGACTGGGACCAGGAAGACCTTTACAAGCGTCCTGCTGTCAGAAGAGTTCAGAAGCGAGCACCTCGGAAAGGTCTTAGAGAACGAGCAAAACGTATTTTAAGGAGACGTAGATGATAGGTACGTTAATTAGCGAGGTGGCCGGGGAGACCTGGGGAGCGGCTGCGACGAATCTTGCAAAGCAATTTGGTGGGAGTGCTACCTCAGCGGCCAAAGCAGCTTCCGGTATTTCTCCCCAAGCTTTTGTTCAACAAAACATGCCTGCTACCGCGTTTGCTCATAGAGGCTATGGTGGGCTCATGGGTGTAGTGGGCGGGGCTATGACAGGCGGTATTGCTAGCTATGCTACTGGCGGGGAGTTCCATCGTGGAGCTTTCGCTGGTGCTATAGGTGGTGGCGCTATGGGCTTTGGTATGGGGAGGCAGGTTGTGTCTCGTGCTGGCCGTGCGTTGGGAAGGGGTGCTAACACTATGGGCAAGGCCTCCTTTAGTACAGGCATGACCAAGGTCGGCAATCTCATGGAGTCAAAAGAAAGCAGAAGATTGATGTTCGGTAGTGGCGCTCTCTTAGGCGGGATTATGTTCGGTGGAAGAAGGAACCACAGCCGTGGTTTCAATCAGAATCGAGGCAATCGCTTCGGGAGGTAAGATGAGAACTGGACATGAATTTTGGAATAGACTTGGATACTTTCGGTGGGTCCCTCACAACATATTTGCTCATCCAGTAAGTGAAGTTCTTTCTCTTGTTGGGTTTGAGAAGGCAGGGAACTGGATTCACGACATCACCTTACCTGCGCATAGTCATGGAACTGGACGGGGATAATGGCACTTCGATTTCACGATGAGAACAAGGATTTGTACTCAGAGAACCCTCTTAGTTCAAATCAGGGTCCTCTTCACACTAATCTTGATGGGAACCTAGGTGGTTCCTTTGAGCAGAAGTTCTATCTTCGTAATGAAGACGTCTCTGTTTACTATACGAGCATTACTGTGGGTTATGAGAGTACTCTCTACTCGGGTGCAGGAGAGAGTGGCACTACCGGGTGGGGGGTTAAATTTGCTTATGGTGAACGAAGACCAACAGAAGCTGAGTGGGACAAGGTGAACTCTGGGGAGGCTATTGCTTTACCAGATATAGGGGATACAACTTTAGCTGATACATATACGTTTCATCCTTTGTGGATTAGAGTGTATTGTCCTGGGGGACAAGCAGCTCAGCGTAGACAAGATCAGACTATTGTAGTAACCGCGTATGAGAGGAAGGTTGGTGCCTGATAACTTACCAGATATTCGCCCTCCTAAAGACTTCCTAAGAGGTTTATACGACCCTGATTTCCTGCCTAAGCAGTTGAACATCAACAGGTTTGTTGAAGACCCTGAGAAGCGACAGGAGAAGGCTGTCCAAGCCGCACAACAGAGAATCGAGCAGGTAGACTTGTTCGATATCAATGAACGTGCTCCCTTGTCTGAAGAAGAGGCTGGGGCAATTGATGATAAGATCAGAGAACTTATTGCCCAGGTTGAAGCAACTAAAGAGCGTATCTCTCAAGCTAGGAAGTATATTGATGATCGAGTTGCGCCTCCAGATAAGGAGGAGTTCGCTCTCTCTATAGACATTAGTAAGAAACGTAGACTTCGACGAGCAATCAAGAAGATCTTCGGAGTTAAGACAGACACTCTGAGCTACTCTATGTATAAGCAAGCTATTGAGCTTAAGCGACAGATAGAGCAAGATGAGGCTAAGGCTTATACCAAAGGGGAGTACTAATGGGCTTCCTAACTAAGGCTGCCTCTGGAGAAGACCAAGATGGTGGAAGTGATGGGAATGAGGAACTCTACAAGGAGTTGTTCCCGAAGATCGGTAGAGATTTCATCAGTCGTGGAGACTTCGTTCAGATTATGCAACGTATCATGGGTATCTTAGACCCTGGTGGGTTCTCTCCTATCAACTTCGAACAGGACTCTGAGGCTCGTCGCTTAGCTCAGGAATATAAGAGTATCCTGGATAGTGGTAAGAATGACGAGAACCAATACGAAGACTTGATTGATCTAGAGGACTAACATGCCAATTAATAGAGATCATCCTCAGATCTACGAGCTCTTAGGGTTGATAATAAACGAGTACGAGGAGCTAGCTATCAAGGGACAAACCCGTGAGGGGATTATGTCCGTGATGAATGCTCCTCTTACAGGTATGGATATGGTTCTTGATGGAGCCAAGGACACTCTTACGCGTGTTTTGGACACGCGTGTAAAGCCTAACTCAAGTGCTGATGTTGACCCAGTAGAAGTGTCTGTTGTTGACCGTCCCGGGGAAGATCCAGACGCAGATCCAGCTCCAGAGATACCTCAAGTCCCACAGGTATCTGTTTCTGGTGGGGTTCAAGCCGACGCAGACTTGATTGCGATGCTGGACTCTACAGAGGATGGGCTCATCACTAAAGCTCTACAAGAGTGTTTAGGGTGTGACCTTAGGCTGTCGTTTGATTGGCAATTGAAGCCAATCGATTTACTGGGACCTATCGCGGACATGATAGGCCAAATCAACGCTGCCCTTGACCAGTTGTGGAATAACCTGGACCCTTTCAAAGCCGCTCAGGGTTTCTGCGAGAACATGAATGACTTCTCGTTGATATGTATCCCTGACTGGATTGCAATGCTCATGGCTCTGAAGATGCTTCTTCGGCGCTACATGACGTTCTCTCTTAATCTAAAGCTTGATTGGACTGTTATTCTCGGTCCTTTACTCAAGCTGATCATTGAGGCTATAACTTCTCTTATCAACGAGATTGCAGGAGTAATTGTAGCTCCTCTCGATTGTGCTATTAGTGCCTTGGAGGTAATAGAGAAACTTGGCAGAGAAGCCAAGGACCTGGCTCTACATGCTGATGCTTTCGCTGATCACCTGGTAGATCGGAACCAAGAATTGTCTGAGGGCAATATCCTAGGTGAAGATCCCATTGATTTCATGTCTAAGGATGTGACCTGGGACGTAGATGAAGACGCAGAGGCTTTCGATCTCGGCCAACTAACAACTACCCAGAGGCAAGCCGGGGCAACCAAGAGAAAGGATGCCTTCTCCTTCCCAAGTGGCTTTGAGCTGTCCAGCAAGAGAGGTCTCCCCGATTCCCTAAAAGATCCAGAGTTCCTACAAACTCCGTTTGTTACTAAGCTTCGCGTCTCGGTTGAAGATGCAAAAGAGTATATTATGGAGCTTGTCCGCAAGCTTAACTACTCTCTGCGTAGTATAAACTCTCTTGTAGGTGGAGGACTCTCTCTCCAGTTAGGTTCGTTGGGCCTGCTCCTGTTCATCAAGGACATCATCGCGCTTTTGATGGTCATCATTAGAATGATACAATCTCATTCGGTTCAGCCAGATGACTGGTGTCAGTACTTCCAGGATAACCCTCAGGTTCTAGATGCTGAGTTCCGACCCTTGCTTGGGATAGGGGTTGAAGCAGAGGGTACAGATACTTTAGTATTTACGAGGGGCCCTGACACACATGTAGTTAGGACTTGCTCCAATGAGAACTCATCGGTCGATTCCAACTTGTTAAGTCAGTGGGTTGCAGACCTTAATTCGGGGAGTGGTTCCTGATGTATGCATCGTTAATTACCTCTGCTCTATCTCGAATGGAGGATCGGCAGGAGCGTATTGGCCAGGAGGATAAGAAGAGTCTCCAAAACTCTCTCTTGATCCACAAGGTGAATAGCCGAGCCCTTTCCTACACTGAGAGACATAGGGGGAACTGGTTCCGTCCTGAGTTTGATTTTGATGAGATCCAGATCGCCCAAAGCACTGATGGGTATCTTGCTCGTGCAATCCAAAAGAAGGTTAACCGAGTTATTACTTCTGGTTGGGGTTGGACTGGTAAGAGTACTGAGACAGTAGAATATATTAAGATGCGTATTGCTCGGATAGAGTGGTCAAGCCAGTCTCCGTTTGTACAGCTGATAGTTGCATCTTTCCAGGACATGTTCCGATACAGCAACTGTATTTGGGTTAAGGTGCGTGATAATAAGCGGTCTGCAGGTTCAATTCGACGAGACTTCTATGGGACGATGATTGATCCAGTTGCAGGCTATTTCATCCTACCTATGGAGACACTTGAGTTCCAAACCAAAGCCAATGGCGAGATCAAGCAAGTCCTTCAAAAACTTCCCTCTGGTAGGAAGAAGCAGTTCAATCGTAAAGATATCATTCACTTTTACGCGAACAAGAATCCTGGGTTTGCTACTGGTACTCCAGAGATGTTGCCAGCGCTTGATGACATCGCACTACTGCGGAGGATTGAAGAGAATGTAGAGGACCTTATAGAGACCTCCCTCTTCCCAGTCTTCCACTACAAGGTTGGTAATGATAAGTTCCCTGAGAGACGTGGTACTGATGGTTACAAAGAGACCGATGTCGTTAAGGCTAATATCGAGTATATGCCTGCTGGAGGAGTATATGTCTCTGACCACCGGCATGAGATCTCCGCAATTGGCTCTGAAGGTTCAGCTCTTAGGATTGACTACTATATACAGCACTTCAAAAATCGAGTCTTTGCTTCGCTAGGTGTCTCCGGGATTGATCTTGGAGAAGGTGGTGATGCGAACCGGAGCACTGCCAGCACTCTTAGTAAGGGTATGCTCATGGATGTTGAAGCCATGACTATCCTCTTCAAGAATTTTGTTGAGTTCTTTGTGGTGACAGAGTTGCTGCTTGAGGGTGGGTACAATCCCTTTGATGCTGAGCAAATGGTTCATATGAAGTTTGGTGTGATTGATAAGGATTCCCGTCGTGCAGATGAGAACCAGGTTATCCAACTCTTCCAGGCCAACCTGAAGACTTACTCCGAGGCACGCGCAGCCCTTGGTGATCCCCCAGTTGATGAAGCAGACTTTGATGACCTACACCACAAGCTCTTTGCTGAGCCTACGAATCTTATCCGGGGTTTAGGTCCCGGGACTGCTGCTTCTGAAACACTGGCTGAGCACAAGGCGTCTAACATCTCCCCTGCTGCAGTGAAGAAAGAGAAAGCTGCCCAAGAAAAGGCAGAGAAGCAAAGAAACAACACAGCAACAGGTCGACCAGGGAAGACATCCGGGGACAAGACTAAAGCAGTTTCGGGTAACAAAGCCAAGCCCGCGAACCAGCATGGCTCCAGACAGAGCGCGAAGACAACCCGTGATGTACTAGTAAAAACTAGGGATGGTAGCGAGTATCACTTGACTTGCGATGATTCTTTGTCCGATGATAAGCTCCAATCATGGATTTCCATAGTCAAAGACCGATATTCACTTGTGGCAGATAGCGGAATCAAACTGAGAACTGTTGCTGACTCCCTCAAGTGGCGTTTAGAGGCTCCTACGAATGGCTGATTTAATCAAACTCAGAGATGTTTTTAAGATCGATCCGATCAAGTCGTTGACCGATCTTAAGAAAACAGACAAGCACAAGCTTATGGATCGCCTCCTGAACATGCAGGATGCGAGCAAGAGAGGTCTGTCTCTGGATTTTGGTTTAAGTAACTCTGGCCGGCGTATCAACAACCGCATCTACCCCCCAAAGGGCCAGAGAGCAGGTATCTCTACGTGGACAGAGCCTTACGAGAAGCCCATTATCCGGAACCATGATTCTAAAGAAGATCCAATTGGCCGTATTAAGGAGGTTGTCTATCAGCCTCTAGATGCTCAGGCCATGACCTTCTTTGGTCACGTGTCCACCTTTATGGCTGTGAAGGATGCGCTTGAGAGCGATTCTCCCAAGAGAATCTACAACTCTCTTAAGAAGCATAACCTACTCACGAACCCCCAGTGGCCAGGTATCGGGAGACTGAAGGGCACCGCTCTTGTCTCTGAGCAAGATGCTATTGAAAAGTTTCTTGATGGTCGATACCTTACTTTTTCTGCAGGCACCTTCACAGACCGCTATACTTGTGGCGTTTGTTTGAGCGACTGGGCTCAGGGTGACATTTGTGATCACCGTCCTGGATCTATTACAGATGAGGGCGAGCTTGTTGTCACAATCGCTGGAACCTTTATTGGAGACGAAGCTTCAGTTCTATCCCGTCCAGGGAACGATCTAAGCCAGGTCTTCAGTATGCAACTTACTGATAAGATGATCGAGGTACACACGAATAATCGTGACTTCTACCTTGATCCCAGTACTATATATATGACTGATTGCCTTTTAACACCAGGAGAAGCAATGCCAACTCCAATTGAAAAGCTACAGGCTATGGACGCTAGAGACCTAGCCCGGCAGCTATTTGATGGCACTCTTGAAGTAGAACTTCGCGATGCTCTCATCGGCGAGAATCACCTAGAGACTACTTGGCTTGTACGTATCCACGATGCGCTACACTCTGAGTATGACTGGAGATTGCGCTGGGATGACGATGCTAAGACGAAGATCCCCACAGATACTTTTGGTCTTCATGCTAAGCTTCATGAGCTAGCTGATAGCGGAGAGTTCCGTGGTTCTTACCTCAATGGTCCACTAGACAAGTTTGATGCAGCAGGCAAGGACTCGGATGCTTTCGTAGTCTCTGCTTCTGAGGATAACGCCACAGAAGATGACCCTAAACTAGAAGATGGTAAGGCTAAGGAGCCTGAAGTCGAGCCTATTGAGGGCGAAGTCCTCGAGGGTTATGACCTAGAGACTGCGTTCAAAGAGGTCAGAGATCTGATTTCTAGTGAGCGTGAGGCGCTGGTCGATGCCATCATGGCTAAGATCACACCACCTGTTAAGGATGAGAACAATGGCGTACAAGAAGCCAAAGAAACGAAAGACGAAAAAGAAATCGAAGACAAAGTAGTCCCTCAGGAAGATGGCACACAAGAGCCAACTGATGACAACGAGGGTCTAAAGGCTGATTATGCGAAGGCTCTAGAGAACATCCAGACTTTACGGGATGAGCTTGACGAGTTGAAAAATCAGTTTGCATCACTTGACAACTCAACACCTACCCCTCAAAATGAAACTGAATCAACTAATTTGAATGATGAAGCTTCTCCTGTTGAAGATCCTTCCCAGAGTAACTCTGAAGATCTTAGCGGAACAAAGAAGCTTGATGACTATCATCAAAACGTGGTAAAGCATTTTAAGGCACTACGAGACGAGCGCGGCGGTCATGCCGCTTACACTTACATCTACCGCAAGCAGGCGGCAGGTCAGCTCTCTCGAACCTTCAACATTAACGAACACATTCAGGAGAGTGAATAATGGCCGCTAATCGGACAAACGCTCGTTTTTACACAAGAGATGATGTTTTTGGTAGCATCACTCCTAACAATGTGCGGCAGCGGGAGATCGCTACTCCTCAGGGAGAGTGGAAGCCTGCGTCGTGGCTACCTATCCAGTTCACCAAGAACAACCGGGACTCTGGTACAGATGCTTTCGTCATCTCCAGTGGTAAGGTTGTAGCTCAGGACCGTCAGGGGCGTATCGTCCCAGCAGGTCTTCGCGCTGCTCTTCATGCTGGTCTTGTTACTGCTACAGTATTGTCTTACACATCTGACGATGTTGAGTGGGGCGTTATTGACCTCACTACTGGCGAGGCTGTCTCTGCCGCAACTTCCTACACTGGGAACCAAGTTGCACTCGCTCTTCTAGAGCGTGGGCTCGTTCCTGCAGAGTTTTCAGCAGATGGACTATCTCCCGCTGCTGACACCTTTGACTATAGTTCAGATAGCCTCACAATTGCCCAGATTGCAGAGATCGTCGAAGCTTGGATCTCTGAGGCAGTTGGTGTTGTGCTATACGATGTACATGTTTATTCTGGGCAGCCCCAGGATGGCGACATGTACTACGACAACTACTCAAAGCAGGCACACATCCAGTTTGCTACAGAACTACAGATGGTTGTTCCTCACCGGGTAGCCAGCAGCAACACCTCTGATTCCGTTAACTTCACCACAGTGATTGTAACTACAGCCCCTGGCGGCGACGGTGACTTCATCGCTCCTGGTGAGATCTGGGACTCTGGCGCGATCAATGCTTTGACCCGCTACTCGGGCGAGGTCGCGGATGGTGATTCCGTTCATGCAGTCGGCCTAGACCCTGAAGGCGGTTTCGCTAATGGAGTGGCTACAATTGCTGCGAACACTGACCGGACTCCTTTCGAGAGTGACACCGATGGTGTTCTGACTTCTCAGAAGTCTTCGATTGGCCTGATCAACGAAGAGGGTGACTGGTATCTAGACGCTGAGGTTGGAGTTCTTTTCATCCACAGTGACACCTACACCACTCTAACTGGTGTCGGCGCTGTTGGGTTCAGCTACTACTTCTACGATAGTTCTTCGGCTGGCGCAGATGCTCATCAGTACCCTCACTTTGATGGTGAGGCTCGCCCAGGTGACTATCTCGGTTACGATGCTCTGAGCAACTACGTTGTTCTAGGTAGCACCCCTGACATCAGTGGTGGAACCAAGCAGGATTCTATCGGTCGTATCCACTACGTTCTGGCTTATCCCCGGACTCTTCTAGACAAGGTCAAGACTGCGTTTAGTCTCACCGGCATGGCTGCATCGGGTAAGATGCCTGGCTCGGCTACCGAGGGCTACTCTGACGCGATCACCCTGTCTCAGGAAGATGTTTCCGACCAGGTTGCCGTCCTCACAATTCGTATATAATAGGGAGAACCTATGCATCTCAAGCTAAGAGACAATAAGGAACTCACTCTACCTGACGATCGTCGGCAAGCCGCTAACGTTCTTGCAGACCTGCTTCGGAACCAGGGAAACCTGGCCGACCAGGGCGTTAAGGTAGAATGGTCTGACTTTTGTAATTACCTATCCCCACGCAACAAGGATGCCGTTGCTTCGTCTGAGATTCGTCCACTACTCCAGTCTTCGCTGGAGGTAATCATCCGTGAGCCTATTGAGCCGCTGATGGTGCTGGCGAGCCTCTTCGACAAGGTGCAGTCCGAGGGTCTCTCGACTCAGGTCCTGGCTGGTGCAATCGGTGCTGTCACTGCTGGTGACATCCCTGAGCACGGTCCGTACCCAGAAGTCATGTTCCAGATTGGTGGAGCACTCCAGACAGCAGTCATCGGGAAGTCCGGTCTAGCGGCCAGCTTCACTGATGAGGCTCTCCGGTACTCGACCTGGGACATTATGTCTCTGAACCTACGTGCCATGCGCGCTGCCCTACTCCGTCACAAGGAGCAGAAGGCTGCAGCATTCCTACGTAACCTAGGGACTGAGCTCTTCAACAACCGTACCCCAGCCACTTCGCTCTTCGGTGTTTGCACCGGTCGCGGTATTGACCTCGCAGCTAACGGCTCGATGTCTATCGATGACCTGTTCCGGGCCATGGCGCATATGTCTGAGGAAGGTTTTCATCCTGACACTCTTGTCATCAACCCACTGTTCTTCTACATGTTCCTGCAGGATCCAATCCTACGTAACATGATGCTAGCTCATGGTGGTGGTTCTTACTTCGGTCGTTGGAACGGTACTGCCGGTCCTCGTGATCCTTGGAGTAACGGCGCGATGGGCGCGATGGGCCCCAGCACTGGTAACAAGATCACCCCAACTGGCGCAGCTAGTGGTGAGTCGGCGACTGGTATCTCTGGTCGTGAGCACGGTATGACCGCATCTCCACAGATTCCTGGCTACTTCCCATGGCCATTCCGGGTTGAGGTCAGTCCTCTAGTACCATTTGATGCTGAGTCTGGTCTTGGTGACATCCTGCTCGTTAGTTCGGGTGATGTCGGCTACGAGCTACAGGACGAAGAGATGACTCAGGTTGAGTGGCGTGATGAGAACGTGGATGTTGTAAAGGTCAAGCTCCGTGAGCGTTATGCCTTCGCGATGAAGCACGAGGGTCAGGCAGTCGGCGTCATGAAGAACGTGAAGCTCGATCGCAACTACTTCGACGGTACAGTCCGCGCAGTAGATAGTACTGGTCTAAGCGCAATCAGTGCTACCGCTACGGTGCTCTCCTAATCTGAACTTTGGTTCTGATGAGTAAGAGCTAGGGCCCTTAGGGGCCCTTTCTTTTTGCTATAGTAGATACTATAGTCTAGTAGGAGGTGATTGATGGCCGTTCCAGTTTCCACTCTTGTTTACCCAGCTGATGAGGATACTGGTGTTCCAGTTGGCGCGACGATACTCTTGTATTTCGATGTTGGTGTAGATCTCGAGAGTGTTAAGAAATCTATTGTCCTGTATGGCGCAGATTATGATCTCACTTCTGGCCCTGACATTGCTATGTGGATTGATAAGGACACAGGGAACAACCCTTACTTCCTTCGCTCCCCAGGGTTTAAGGGGCTGGTGCCCCTAGAGTTTGAGTTGGTTTATGTTGATTTAACTTCTCAGACAGAGACAGATCCGGGGACAATTACTAGCCAGGCTGATGAGGCTTCGGCGAATGTTGGCTCTCTGGTTCGAGCGACACCTAAAGATGGTCCTCTTGCGGGAGATTTGGAGTACACTCTCTATGTTACTGGAGACCCTGACTCTCAAGATGTGGGGGTCAGCTCAAGAACAGTCTTTGATGTTGAGCCTGATGCAGGGAATGCAGCAGATACCGGTAGCCTTGTGGTCTTTGGGACTTGGGAGGGTTCAGCCGATGACACGGTGGTAGTGGAGATCACAACTGATGGCAATATCGGCACTGCTGATTATAGTTGGTATTACTCTTCACTAGGTGCTGGTTCTGCTGTTGAGGGGAGAATAACAAACAGACGCTTCAGGCGTCTGGAAGATGGGCTCCAAATCAGGTTCACAGGCTCTGGGTTTGTGACAGGGGACACCTATACTTTTAACGTCTCTCCTGTTGGTAGGATGGCAGCTAGCTTTAAGGTTGTCTTCACAACCAATGATGGCAGCTATACCGAAGCTCCAGACTCACCTAGCACACCGGCAGAGTCAGAAGTACCTGCGTTTATCCTCCCCGGTAGTGACTCAGAAGTACTAGAAGTGACTGGTATGACTCCAGAGAACGGAGCCTACAACGTGAAGGTCTCAAATAGGACTATCACGATTGAGTTCTCTGATGATTTAGACGCTACTACTATTGATGACGATAGTGTTAAACTGTGGAAGTATCCGGTCGATGGTTCTTATGGAGAGACTTACGAGCCTGTCCAGCTTCAAAAGACTATGTCCGTATCTGGTAATGTTTTAACAATCACGTTCTGAGGTATAGATGTCTGCATATTCTAGAGAAGGTGTGCTCACTGGGCAGACTATTAATCTCCGTGTTGCGTTTACAGATGACGAGGGTTGTCTTGTCGATCCAGACAGTACTCCCTCTATCTATATCTACGACTCTAATGTTGATACAGATACCATCAATGATGAGATTGATGCGACTACTTTTGCGAGCGCATTAGTTGGCCCGGTCTCAGCTACTCAACTCTCTACTGGTTACTATGAGTACCAATATAC